CACATCCGTACCGTAGATGTATGCGTTATTGAGGGTCATGCACCCTTAAAAATCAGGCTCATAGGCCGCGCCAAGTGACTCTGTCGAGCCTTTCCCTTCTGGGCTGTATTCGAGGAAGCAGACCAGATCGACATCTTCAATTGCACAGGCGAATTCAAACAAGCCTCTGGGGCATAGGGGTGTTGGGCCGTAGTTCATGCTCAACCCCTCCAAGCCAACATCACGCCAATGCCACCAAAGATGATGATGGCCAAGGTCCATTCGATTAAGGCTGTAATGATTTTCTGTTTCATCGGTTTCTTTCGTTAATGGGGCCGAAGCCCCGTGGGTTGATTATTTCCAAGTGGCGTAAGGCTCGCCACCAGACAAAGCAAAATCGTATGCAGAGACATGAGGCACACGATTAGAAGGTGTTGCAGTGGCTGCCAAGTCATAAAAATCTTCACGCAATGTGTCCAAGCGCTTACCGCCAACTTCAACCAGGTTGAAATTAGCCTCGACAGTCAAGACATTGATTGGTGTGCGACGTGAATAAGAGAAGGTGTTCATCGTTTTCTTTCGTTTGCTTGTTTAGGAGTAACGAAGTATGACAGAAATAAACTATCTGTAAACAATTATTTTTTATGTGTTGTTTTTATACATAAAGCGCAATTAGAATGCGCTGATGCAATCAATTCACGACATCAAAGCAAAGGCCAAGGCCCACAAGATCACCATGGCTGCGGTGTGCAATGAGGCTGGCATCCAGCAGTCCCAAGTGAGCCGGTGGCTGTCTGGGACTGTGGAGCCGCTGTGGACATCAGTCAATCAATTGCACTTGGCGCTTGACAAGCTGATCGAGCAATCACCAGTCATTGTCGACTGAGGCTGCTGCTGGCGCTGCTTTGCCGGCCACCACGCCAAAGTCACTGGCAGCTGTTGGCTTTGCACCACCAAGCGACTCACCCTTGGACAACAGCATGATGTTGTTGAGGCCGTATGACACGCCCTTATTGCCTGCCTGGTCATAGGCATAAGCATTCAGACTGACACGGCCATAGTCGCCAGACACGATGTCTTGGCTGCCAATGATGTCATGGCCATGGGCATCAATTGCTCCAGGCTTATTGGTGGACTTGGTGTTGAAGAAGTAATGGCCAGCGTACTCTGGGCCAAGTGGTGAGCCATCAGACTTGACTTCAGTGTCGCCATCACGCAAGGGATTCCTGACAGTCTTGGGAATCTTGTCACCAAACTTGGCAGTCAATGCCTCTTTGGCTGCGGCCTTTAACTGGGCCACAGTCTCGGTGTCTGTCTTGGGGACTAGCACTTGAGTGGAGAACTCTTCTTTGCCGTTCATCTCGTTCTTGCGAGCTGTCAGTGCTGAGAAATAAGAGAAGCGAACTTTACCGGTTGTTACACGTGTAGACATTTTTGATCCTTTTAAGGTTTGAGGTTTTTACGTTTCTGTCGTTAAACAGAAATTGCACTTTAGCACAAATTCATGTAACATCACACCAACTTAAAACGAGGAAAACGAAATGCAACTATTCCCCCATCAGCAGGAAGCCAAGCTCTTCTTGCTGTCCAGGCGCAGGGCCATACTGGCCGACCAGCCAAGGGTTGGTAAGACGCTACCCACAGCAGCTGCTGCACTTGAAAACCTACCGGCCCTGATAGTTTGCCCAGCCATTGCCAAGACAGTCTGGGAGGCGGCATTTCAAAGATTAGCGCCCAATGTCTCAGTCCATGTGGTCAATGGCAAGAAGGGCGCGTCAGAGCTAACCAGTGCCGATATCACCATCATTAACTATGACGTTTTGCAATACGCACAAACGAATGTGGACAGATATAACACTCTGGTTTTGGATGAGTGCCACAGGATTAAGAATCCAAAAGCGCAAAGGACCAAGGCGGCCATGCTGGCCATGAAGAAGATTGGCCATGTCTATGCGCTCAGTGGCACGCCCCTGCCAAATAGGCCCATCGAGCTGTGGCCCATCCTGCACGGCCTTGGCATCTACAGAGGTGGCTGGTTTGACTTTGCAGCCCGTTACGCAAAGATGTGGTCAGCCCCCTGGGGCTTGGATACATCAGGCGCGTCAAATCTGCCAGAACTCAAGGCGCTCATGTTGCCCCATGTCCTGAGACGCAAAAAAGAAGACATCTTTAAAGACTACAAAGAGCCGCAAGTTAGCCTGATCACCTTTGATCTGGCCAATGACAAACGTGAGCAAAGTTTTGATGCCGATGCCTTGATGGCAAACCCCAACGCCTTGCTGGCCTTTGAGGGTCTGGCCGAGATCATGCGCGAGGCCGGTATGCGCAAGGTCCAATACGCTGCCGACTTCATCGATGACTTGCTCCAGTCCAACGAGCCGGTGGTGGTCTTTGCGCACCACAAGGATGTGGTCCAAGCCCTGCAAGATGAACTCAAAGCCCACAAGCCCGTGATCGTGGTGGGTGATACCGCACGGGCCAAGCGCGACAAGGCCATTGCAGATTTCCAGTCTGGCCAGACCAAATGCATCATCGGCAACATTGCCGCCATGTCTGAAGGTGTGGACCTATCGGCTGCCGACACCATTGTCTTTGTCGAATGCACTTGGTCCACATCAGCATTGGAGCAGGCCAGTAGCAGGGTCGAGAACATCAACAAATCAGGCATCCCCCCAGTCATTTATATCTTGACCATCAAGGCCAGCTTGGACCATACAGTCTTGGCCAAGGTCTTGAAGAAACTGAATATCGTCAACCAAATCATTTAACCCAGGAGAAACCATGCAACATGAAACCCGAAAACACGCCCGACTCTCAGCATCACGCACAGACCGCTTCATGTCTTGCCCAGGCTCATACCGGCTTGAATCCCTCATGCCTTACGAGCCAGCAGGCGAAGCCGCTGCCATTGGCACAGCAATCCATGAACTCTCTGAGATTATTCTCTCAGGCCGTGCAGTCCCTGCCGACACCGATAAGGACCATCTGGCCATGGCCCAAGGCTATGCAGACTTTGTCAACACTCTGGTCGAGAATCCGCGCAAGAAGCTCATCGAAGTCAACCTAGATGAAGGTCTGAAGTCTCTGCACCCAGCGCTTGGTGGCACGGCTGATGCCATCCTGGTCGATGGCAACCATTTACACGTAATAGATTTAAAGACCGGGAGAGTGGCCGTAGAGGCCCAAGACAACAAGCAGCTCTTGACCTATGCACTTGGTGCGATGCGCCAGCTTAAAGCGCCAAACACCATCGAATGCACCATGCACATCTATCAGCCCCGTGTGGGCCACAGCAAGTGGACAGTGTCGGGCCTGCGTCTGGAACTGCACGGCAGGCGCTTGCAGTCAGCTGCCGAGCTGGCGCTCACAGCCGATGCACCCACAAACCCAAGCCCCGATGCCTGCCGGTATTGCAAGGCCAAGACCATTTGCCCATCCATGCGTGAGAAGGTCCAGATCGCTGCCAGAAGCGATTTCATGCCTGACACCACTGTTACCCCTGAGATGCTGGACAACGCTGCTCTGGTGACCGCATGGGCCGATGCAGTGCAGTCTGCTGCCAAGGCCCAACTGGCCGACGGCAAATCGATTCAAGGCTGGACCATGCGTCTTGGCCGCAAGACCAAATTCTGGAAGGATGAGAAGCTGGTCCAAGAGGCATTCAAAGATATGCTGATCGCGTGGGAGCTGAAGTCGCCCAGTGCTGTCTTAAAACTTGGTGTCGAAGTCAGCGAAGACTTAGTCGGTGAGAAGGTGGCTGCTTCTTCTCTAGTCAAAGAAAAGGCCAAGGAATAGAATCCAATCCCTTGCCAAAAGAAAAGACCTGACAGCGCGTTAACACTGCCAGGTCAAAAGTCTCAACTCTCATGGCAACCTACAAATGAAACCCCAACCTAAAGGAATTTCAGTGACCACTATAACTGAAACACCCCTGCCAGATACATTCAGCCAGTCCCAGTCTGTGGCCTGCAAGATTGGCGCTGTCGCCCCCGATGCCGTGTTTTGTACCTTTGCTCTGCAAGGCAGCAAAAAGATTCCATTCAAGCGAAGCGGCCAAGGCGTGGCACGGGACACTGACCCCTCAGACCTTTACAGCTCTGAAGACATCTGGGCCATGGAATCATGCCCATTTGGCCAGTATCTTGGCCTAGTCCAGCAGCGCCCCATCATCAGCGCATCAGGAAACTATTTGGTTTGCCTCGATGTCGATATGAAGCACGCAAGTGGCCCCACCAATGTGGCCATCCAGCGCATGGCCAAGTACGTCAAACAAAACAAGATGCTGACCGAGGTCTCTGTCTCGGGCCGTGGCCGTCATGTCTTTCTATGGGTCTCACCACCCAAAGAAGCTGACCAAGTGCTGCCTAAGTACAAACTGGGCGGCGGCCAAGAGCTAGAAGTATTTGGCCTGCCAAACAGTGCAGGCAAGTCAGTGCTACTGTCTGGCAATGCCGTGGTCGGTGAATTTCAAGAGGCCGTAGACCTCTACGATTTGCTCAAAGATTGGGGAATCATCGAGCAGCACCAGCTCCAAGAGCCAAAGCCTGCACCACCATCACAATCATTTGACTTCACCCAATTAGGCTCAAGGCTTGAAGACAGCGATATTGATCGCGCCATCAAGGCTTTGCACCACATTTCCCCAGACTGCGACTACAACCAGTGGATCGAGATTGGCCAAGCGCTGCATACCGAATTTGGCGAAAACGGCCTCGGCCCATGGATGACATGGTCCATGGCTGGCGCCAAGTTTGCAGGCACAAAGGACATTGAAGTCCACTGGAAGAGCTTTCACCAGGGCAAGGGTGTTGGCATCGGCACACTGTTCAAACACGCCAAAGACGCTGGCTGGGAGCCGCCAACAAAGCAGTCCGAGCGCAAGTCAGCGGTGGAAGACTTTGCAGCTGTGATCAGCCAGGCACAGGCGCCAGCTGCTCCAGTGGCCCAAGATGCACCCCAAGGCTGGCCAGAGCGCCAGCTATCGATTGGCGCCATCAAGCCCATCCGCTACATGGTCAAAGGCTTTTGGGCGCACAGCTTCATGGTGCTGGCCGGTCAGCCTGGCATCGGCAAGACCACAGCAGTGATCTCTCTATGCATGGTGCATGTGATGCGCTCTGGCGCCTTGAATTGCCTCATAGCGCCAAGTGCATAAGTCAGCAGCTGCTTGTTGTCTGTAGCGTCAACGGCCACACGGCCAGTCTT